TCAGGGATTCAAAGCAGATTGGTATTTGAAAGACCAACAGCCACAAAACACAGGGTATCAACCGCAAAAATCTTTGAACGCTGATTACTGGGCTAAATTCGCCAAATACGACCAGCCACAAGAATCCGAAAACTGGCATGACCCGATTGACATCACACCAAAAAAGCCGATACGGATTGAGGGGGTAGGTCATGCGTGAGATTACCCAAGGCGAAGCACCGCTTGAACAACAGCTGATTTTGACCATGAAAACCATGTACGCACAGCAATTCACAAAGCATTTCGATGGTGTACCAATGAGTGTGATTGAGGGCATCGTACGTGCTGCGTTGATCGGAATTGGAATTGATGAATTCAATCGTGGCATGGCTCGGTTGTTATCAGGACAGTCAAAATTCATGCCGACCGTGCAGGAATTTAAATCATGGTGTGTGTCTGGTACTTGGTCATCAACAGAAGCGTGGTATCACGTTTGCGAATGGTCAAGAGATTCAAAACATAAAATCACAGTTTTATCGAAACAGTGCTGGGATGAAATTTATCACATAGTTCTTGATGGCAACATGAAAGAAGCACAACGCCAATTTGCAAATCTGTATGAAGATCGTTTAGCTCGTATGCAATTGCAGGGCGTAAAACAATCAATATACACGCCGCCAATAACCCTAACTGTGAAAATAGTTGAGCGAGCGCAAAGACCTGTAAAAAACAATTTAAGCAATGAGCAGACCGAGAAATTAAAAAAAACGGCTCAGTCTTATGTGGCTGAGGGTATGTCAATTGTGGCTGCATTCAATCAAGCGTCAATTGACGTAATGGGTAAAGGAATTGTGGGAGGTGCAGCATGAAAGACCAAAACGATAACAAAACTCAAGACTGGTGTGAAGTGACTATGCCGCTTGAAGTTGCACAGGCAGCGTTGGCAGCGATGAGAAAGGTATTTCTGGATTGGGATGTGCTGAATGAGAAGCCACCAGAGTTTTTAAAGCATATGCAAGATTTGTCGTATCACGTGGAACGTGCAGGGTGTGCAGCGTGAGTACATACGCCAAAATATTTGACAACATGGTCTATGTATTGAGTCAGTTTGCTCAAAGCGATAAAGCACTTAATACAGAAGAGATTGCATATCGCTTGAGTATGAGTCAGAGAACAGCTCAACGAGTTACCAAATCTTTAACTCAGTCGGGTTGGTTGGGATTCAAGAGGGTTGGTCGCAGCAATTTGTATTTTGCGAATGAAAAAACCAAGAAGTTGTTTGGAGGTGCTAAATGACTCCGACACTTACAGAAATCCTTACAGCATTGCAGAACTTGGCGATGAAGAAAGGGCGGCCACATTATGAACTTTGCACTGCTAAAGAAGTGAGGTACGCATTAGAGAATGGATTAGAACATCATTTGATTGAAGAATTGAGAGGGTTAATTCAGGAAAGAACGATTCCTCAAGACATTACGCATGACAAGAAAGTTTCACACGCAAGATTGGTAAAACACCGTGTTTATCCAACAGCAGAACAGGCGAAAGACATAGTTGATTGGATAAGAGGTTATGGCGGGCGTTTGGTTGATGTTGCAAGGATTGCAGGATGTGCGCATTCAACACTCTCTCTAATTAGATCGGGAGCTAGGCACTCATTCACACTAGACATATACAACAAAATCATGAAAGCACGAAAAGAATTAGAGGGAATGGCGGCATGAGAAAAGCAAAGCAAGCGCCAAAGGCAAAGCATTACCAACTTAACTGGAATGTATTTCATGCAGTGAAAGTGGTTGAGCAGTACGAAGCGCAAACAGGCGATAAGAGTGGTGTATTGCCCTATCCAGTTCTAGCAAAAATTTATAAAGGCAACTTAATGCCAGCTTTGCAACTTGGCACCATCGTCAATCATCAAACATACGGTGTGACTTTCTTTGCAAAGATCAAGAAAGAATCGGGCGATGAGGGAGTTGTGGAGCGTGGCTTTCGTATTGACACACCGATGAAGCTGTCTGAGTTCATCAATGGTTATGAGAACTGCTATGTGAACAAAGGGCATGGCTTGAAAGTCAAAGGATGGAAAGGCGCAAAGGATGAATGGCTATCAATGATGGACGATGAGTTTAAGGACGATATGTGCCTTGACGCGTGGGCAGTGGCGAATTGTTTGGTGAGGGCTAAAGCATGAGTATTAATGAGACTTTAAACGAGCGTGGCGAGCGCTACGGTGATTTTAAAGATGTGGCAAGAATTACAAATAGCTTATTTGCAACTTGCCGTGAAGGTAATCAATTCCACCAATTAAGCGAATCCCAAAATCTCGCACTAAGGATGATCTGCATTAAGATGGCTCGCATCGTGAATGGAGACCCAAATTACATAGAGAACTGGCACGATATAGCTGGATATTCAACGTTGGTAGAGCAAGAGCTAAACATTACAAATCGTGACGGAGAAGGGTGATGAAATTTGGGAAACAAGTGCAAATTACAGGACTTCTTAAGAGAAAAGTTACTACAGAGACTACTTACAAGAATGGACGCATTGTTAGAGAAGATGGTTATTTGTCAGAGTTGGCTTGTAATCATAAGTGTTTATGCAGAGATGTTTTGTCGCTTGGTGAGGTTTTTGAACGAGAGTGGGTCAAGACTACTTCGGCTGTAAATGATGAAATGCAATTTCTTGAAGGTCTCGGAACTTATGACAATTTTTGCTACAACACAGTAATTATCACTTCACAGAAAGTCAAAAACAGACTTGGTGCTACCAGAATAATTCATGAATTGGATATATCTGCTGGCCCACACGGTGAACATGGAAAGCTAATTAAATTTCCAGAACGTACATATCTTTTAGATGTTAAGAAAAAAGCAGCCGAAATTATTATTAATGCTTATAAACATGGTGATTGGTACTTCCACTTAAGAGACTCTAGCAACGGTGAGGGGTGTAGGGAATGTGCTGTAACTGAAAAGATTTTGGAGCAAAGCCAATGAATGCGAGCCACAAACTAAAAACAGACTCAGAAGTATTTCAAGCTGTTGTCGAAGGTAGAAAAACATTTGAGATTCGATTCAATGATCGAGATTTCAAAGTTGGTGATGAACTGGTTTTGCTTGAAACAATCCACACTGGCGAGCAAATGAAGCATGGCAAACCGTTGTTGTACTCAGGCAATGAATTGCGCAAGACAGTTTCGTATGTTTTGAGTGGTTACGGCTTACAAGATGGCTGGGTAATTTTGGGGATTACACCACGAGCGATTTTAGAGGCTGAGAAAAAGCTGTGCCACCACCACTGGGTTGATGGGTTGGATGGTGGGACCATGATTTGTGCTCACAAGTGTGGAGGGTGAAGTGATGAGAAGTGAATTTGAGAAACTTTTTAAATCTCAAAGATCATATCGGAGTAGTGATAAAGAAGCATTTATTAGAGGATGCGAAGCTGCTTTCAAGCACCAACAATCCAAAGTTGATGAGTTGCAAAAGCGTGTGGATGCGGTAAAGCAACTGATTGAGGAATATAGAGACCCACCAACAGAAGATAAGACATTTCAACATGCGTTATCAATTGTCGCATATGAGTTAGAGCAAGCGCTCAAGGGTGGTTCTGATGAGTGATGTTATAACGCTTGTGTTTCGATACCCAGATCATCGAATAAAGATATTCAAGTTAAGCAAACCAATATCAAGAAGATTGGCAGTTAAATTCAGAAAAGATATGGGAATCAAGGGTTATGTAAGACCAGAGCTAAGTTATGCAATTTTGAAAAATGGATGGTGTGTATGACCACATTCAAAGATGCTCAAAGAAGAAGATCAAAAGCAGTTGCTAGGTCAAAATACGGCAATCATAAAGTTATTGTGGATGGTGAAAAAGTTGCTGATTCACAGCATGAATATCGTCGTTTAAATGATTTAAAGGTCTTACAACGTGCAGGTGAGATCAAGGATTTACAGACCCAGGTTCGATACAACCTGATACCGGCACAGAAAATTTGTGGTAAGACAGAGCGTGGCACAGATTACATAGCAGACTTTGTTTATTGGACTAATGATGACAAGTTTGTCTGTGAAGATGCCAAAGGTCATAAAACTGCGGATTACATCATTAAACGAAAGTTGATGAAGTTAATTCACAATATTGATGTAGTTGAAGTTTAAGAGCTATTACTGGAGTGTGGCAATGAAGTCTAACGCTGAAACAATACTTGAAGCTATTGAAGATTTGGTGAATCAAGAGCAGATCGTAACTAGAGAAACTTTGTCGCAATTGACTGGTTTAAAACTATCAATTGTTGATGATCGCTTAAGCTATCTAGTCGATAGTGGTCAGATAATTCGGGTTCAGCGTGGAGTGTTTATTCCCACACCCAAGCATCGTGTAGCAAGATTAATGTCTAAAATGGTATTGCCTGATGGTACGGTGAAAATTGAAATAGGTGATGATGACATTTTAACGCTAACACCGCGAGAAGCACGTCACTTAGGAAATTTAATGGTTGCAGAAGCAATGCAATACGCAAATATCGAAATGGGCCATCACATGGCAATATTGCAGAGTGAAATTTCGGGACAGGTTAGAAAATTAACGCGGCAAGTTGGGGATTTGATAGATAGTGGTAAGCAAGGGGAGTTGTTGTAATTATTTTTAAGGCAATCGCAATCTGGCTGTTATTTTTGGTATAATTGCATGGCGGATAGGGTAGCTCCCGAAAGGTATTCAACCTAAATACTTTCCGCACTACGCTAATTAGGTTATTTGATAGAGGTGTCAAAATGGAAATAGATGTTAGAAAGCTAACTACAGATGAGCTAAACAAACTCATAGAAGATATAGAGAAGCTGAAAAATAGAGCGAGTAGAGAGCTTAGCGCTTTTAGGGCCAAAGCCGATATTGATAGAAAAATTATCAAAGATTATTTAAATAGCGATATGACCCACAAGCAAGTTGCTGAATTAAATGGCGTATCCATGTCTAAAGTAAAAAAAACCCTTGATCATCTTGCTAGTGCGTTTTACCTATCGAATCATGATGACATTGATTACGATACGGCTATGTCAATCAAGAGTAAGGTTGGTTGTAAATCCCCAAAACTACAAGAAACTATAAATGAGTTTGTTAGGCTATATACAAGCTAAATAGCACCAAACCGCATCCCCAACAATGCACTGTAGATTCCACCCCCTATAGGGTTCGACACCCTTTAATAATAAGAAGAACATAGCTATATCAAGGGGTTTAAGTGATATGGCGACTGAAAAAAAAGTAATTGATTGGGAAAAGATCGAGCTCGATTATCGTGCGAATGTAAAAACATTACGTCAGATTGCTGATGAGCATGGGATTACTCACGGTTCAATTAATAAACGTGCCAAGCGAGATGGTTGGGTGCGTGATTTGTCTGCCAAAATTAAAGCTAAGACCGATGAGTTGGTATCCAAAAGCTTGGTATCCAGTGAAGTATCCAAAGAAAAGCGCCTGACAGAAAAACAAATTATTGATGAAGGTGCGACAGCATTAACCAACATCCGCCTTGGTCAACGCAAAGATATTCAACGTTCACGCAAGATTGCTATGAGTCTTTTTGATGAGCTGGAACATCAAGTCGGCATTGAGAATGTGGAGAATCTTGAGAAATTAGGTGAGCTGCTTCGCACTGAGGATGATAAAGGTCGTGATGCGTTAAACGATCTTTATATGAAAATCATTTCAATGCCTGGTCGTGTGAAGTCTATGAAAGATTTAAGCGACACACTCAAAACACTGATTGCTTTAGAACGTCAAGCGTTTGGACTTGATGATGAGAACAACAAACCAGTTGATGCGCTGACAGCATTACTTGAACGAGTAAGCACTGGAAATAGTTCCGCTTTTAAACCAATTGCCGATGATCCTGAATATTAGTGCATGTACGTGAATGGAACGACTAATCACCCACATCAAATTAATTTTATTCACGTACACGCTTTAAAAATGCATCAATACTGTGCAAAATGGAGTAAAAATTGATTTATAACACTAACTTACAGCCACTACCGACAAATGCCGAGGAGCTTGAACGCTGCTTGGCAGACCCTGTTTGGCGTATTTTTAGTGGCTGTTTATATAAGATCAAAATTAAGGGTGATGACTTTAAGAATGAGTTTGGGCAGATGGAAGAAGCCCCGACTTATGAATTGCCGTTTCAGCCAAATGATGCACAGAAGAAGTTTTTAAATCGGCTGTGGTATCGCAATATTATTTTGAAAGCGCGGCAGTTGGGTTTTACTACGCTGACCTGTATCCTGTGGTTGGACCATGCGTTATTTAATGCCAATCAGCATTGCGGTGTGATTGCACAGAACCTTGAAACTGTCGGTGACATTTTCAGTGACAAGATTAAATTTGCCTACGACAACTTACCACCTGAGATATTAGAACGCTTTCCACTCAAAACCAATAACGGCACTGAGATGGAGTTTGCTCACAATGGCTCTAAAATTTCAGTGGCCACATCGTTTCGCGGTGGAACATTACACCGCTTACTGATTTCAGAGTACGGAAAAATATGCGCTCAATCACCAGGTAAAGCTAAAGAGGTTCGTACTGGTTCATTGCCAGCAGTTCCAACAACAGGGATCTGTGTCATCGAATCTACTGCTGAAGGTCGCGGTGGTGACTTCTTTGAAAAGGTTCAGATTGCACAGAAGAACTTTGCATCACGTAAAAAGCTTACGCAAAAAGACTTTAGACTACATTTTTATGGCTGGTGGGAAGAACCAAAGTATCGTATTGATTCGTCAGAAGTTATTATTACTCAAAAAGACCACAACATTTTTGATCATATTGAAATCGTTGTTTCTAAAAACTTGGGCAAAAGAATAAAGATTGACCCTGACCAACGTGCTTGGTATGTGTCGACACGTGATAACGACCTATCAGGCGACCAAGCTTTGATGTGGCAAGAGTATCCATCATTCCCCGATGAAGCTTTCCAAGTTAGTACAGAGGGTAATTACTACGCAAACGATATGCTTGAATTGCGTAAACGCGGTGGTATTGCTCAAGTTGAAGTGCTGGATGTGCCTACGTGTACGTTTTGGGATATTGGCAACCATGATGGTTGTGCAATTTGGTTTCATCAAATGATGAATCAGCAAGATCGATTTATTGATTACGAAGAAGATCATTTTCAGGATTTACGCCATTACGTGAAACTGATTAAAGATAAACCTTATATCTATCACACCCATTTTTTACCACATGATGCAGCGCATCAAAGGCTTGGCGATTACAACAAATCAGTCTTAGAAATGCTTGAAGAACTATTGCCTGGTCATAACTTCGTGGTCATTCCTCGTATTACGTTGCTCACAACAGGTATTCAACAGACTCGCAGACATTTAAAGAATGCTTGGTTTGATGAAGAACGTTGCAAATTGGGTATCGAACGTATTGAAGGCTATAAGAAAAAGTTTAACCAACAAGCCAATATGTTTATTGATCAGCCTGATAAATCCAATGGTTGCTCAGAAGGTGCAGATGCACTTAGACAGTGGGCACAGGCTAAGGATGCAGGGTTACTTGGTGATTACGTCTATACGGCTAGTCTAAACGGTATGAATCAAGGTACAACACAATCAAATCCACATGGTTATGTCGAAGCACCTGCAACAGACTGGCGTTTATAAATAGGAAAAGCTATGTTCACTCAAGAAGATACAGTTACAAATGAGCAGATTAGCGAAGAAGATACGCTCAGTCTGGAAGAATTGACGGAGATAATGCACGAAATTGAGGAGCAACCTCATTGGCGACATATTGCAGATAAAGAGATGGATTATGCTGATGGCAACCAATTAGAGTCTGATCTACTGAAACGTATGAAGAAAATTGGTATTCCGCCAGCAGTGGAAGATATGATTGGACCTGCTTTGCTATCAGTTGAGGGATTTGAATTACAAACACGTACAGATTGGCGTGTAAAAGCTAATGGCGATACAGGTAGTGACGATGTAGCGGATGCATTGAACTTTAAATTAAATCAAGCCGAACGTTTATCTAAAGCAGATAAAGCATGTAGTGATGCGTTTCACGGTCAAATTGGCTGTGGTTTGGGTTGGGTTGAAGTTAAGCGTGAGCAAGACCCATTTAAATATCCATATCGTTGTGTTGTGGTTCAACGCAACGAAATTCATTGGGATATGAAAGCGACAGAGTGTGATTTAAGTGATTGCCGATGGTTACGTCGTACTCGCTGGGTTCATCCTAAGCGATTAATACAAGCATTTCCGCAGCATAAAGAACTAATCGAAACCGTTGGTAAACATGGTGGTTCATGGTGGATGCAAGCCGATGTACTTGATGGCGGTTCAAGTACAGGTTTAAACAATGCTTGGTTAGATGCGCGCTCTTGGACGATAAGTGAAAACTATTGGTACAACTCGACCTCAAAAGAATTAAATATTGCAGAAATATGGTATCGACGTTGGGTTCGTGTGCCTGTATTGAAGTTCAGTGATGGTCGTGTAGTTGAATATGACTCAGCAAATGCGGCACATGATCTAGCGATATTTCACGGTATTGCACGAGTTGAACAAGCGAATATTTCAAAAGTTCGACGCTCATATTGGTTGGGCCCGCATTGTCTATATGATGGGCAGACACCGTATTCACATCATTATTTTCCTTATGTGCCGTTCTGGGGATTTCGTGAAGATAACACTGGCATACCGTACGGCTTTGTCCGTCGTATGAAGTACAGTCAGGATAGTATTAATAGTGGTATTTCAAAACTACGTTGGGGCATGAGCGTTACACGTGTTGAACGCACCAAAGGCGCAGTAGCGATGACGGATCAGCAGTTGCGTAGCCAAGTCGCACGTCCAGATGCCGATATTGTTCTTGATGCAGCACACATGGCAAGACCCGGTGCAAGATTTGAAATTAAACGTGACTATGAATTATCGCAACAACACTTTCAGTTGATTAATGATAATCGCGCTGCGATTGAGCGAGTCAGTAACATCACGTCAGGTTTTCAAGGCAAAAAGGGTAATGCAACATCGGGCAAGCAAGAGCAATTGCAGATCGAGCAATCAAACCAAACACTGATGAAGATGATGGATAACTTCCGTGAATCACGAACATTAATTGGTGAACACCTGCTGTCAATGATTGTTGAAGATATGGGAGCGTCACAACATACTGTGATAATTGAAGGTGATGCAGTACGTGAAGATCGTACAGTGGTAATCAATAAGCCTGAAACAGATGAACTTGGTTATCCGTATGTGAGCAATGACGTACAAAGAACACGTTTGAAAGTGGTACTTGATGATGTACCTAGTTCTACAACGTTTAGAGAGCAACAGCTCAATGCACTATCTGAAATTACTAAGTCTTTATCTGCCGAGATTCAAACCGCAGTATTGCCGTATGTTATGGCATTGACTGATATTCCGTTTAAGAAAGATATTATTGAGTCTATTCGCCAAGCTACTCAGTCACAAACGCCTGAGCAAATCGAACAACAGATTCAAGAAGCGGTTAAGCAAGCGCTGGCACAAGCTGGCAATGATATTAAGTTGCGTGAACTGGAGTTGAAAGAGCGTAAAGCAACAAGTGAAATCAAAGAGATTGATGCACGTTCAGTGCAGATCGGTGTTCAAGCTGCCTATTCAGCAATGCAAGGTGGTTCACAGGTCGCAATGATGCCGCAGATTGCGCCAATTGCTGATGAGATTATGAAAGGTGCAGGTTATCAGCGTCCTAATCCAATCGGGGACGATCCTAATTTCCCAACCGCGAATCAGACCGCAGCACGTGATGTACGCTCACCATATTTAGAAGGTGAAGGGGCGCAG